AGCATTGAGAGCGGCTTCAACGCTGAGCTTGTTCATCAGCCGATCAAACTTACTGAGGTCTTCAGGGGTTTTGAGGTTTTTGGCCAGTTCGTTAGCCAGAGCCTGTAACTGTTTCTCGTCCATACATTAACCTTCATTTGATTCTGCATTGAGCATATCAAAATCGGGCAATTACACAAATCTATGTACAGGCTCGGCATCCTCAATGCACCCGCACTTAACCCGCTTCGGCGGGTTTTGTTTTTTCCTGGCATTTTGGTTTACAATTCGCACGCCAGCCTGAACAACTGGCACCTGCTGCGCCAGCAGAGACAACCGATGGCGCACGATACCAAATTACACAATTCTAATGATTCTGCTGTCTTTGCCAGCAGGTGCGGACGGCGTTTTCACGCATTCACATCAGACTGGTTCCAGCATCCTCCATGCACTGAAGAGCAGGCTGAATGGATAATTCAGTGTTACCGCAGGCGTGGATACGAGGTTAAGAAAGCTCTTAGTCTCGACTATCGTCACTGGATAATCTCAGTCAGACTCCCTTACTCCGAATGCCCACCGCGTCCGTCCCGCACATTCCAGCAACGCATCTGGAGGTAACGTGCGGGTATTACTTCGACCTGTTCCGGTACCGGAACTTGGGTTGGTGGTCCTTAAACCAGGCCGTGAATCCATGCAGGTATTCCATAACCCTCGAGTGCTTGTGGAGCCGGAACCGAAAAGCATGCGCGGTCTGCCGTCCGGCATCGCCCCTGCCGTTCGCCAGCCGCTGGCGGAGGATAAATCATTACTGCCGTTTTTCAGCAATGAGCGTGTGATTCGTGCTGCTGGCGGCGCTGGTGCACTGTCTGACTGGCTGTTGCGCCATGTTAAATCCTGCCAGTGGCCACACGGCGATTATCACCACAGTGAAACCGTCATTCACCGTTATGGCGCTGGCGCGATGGTGTTGTGCTGGCACTGCGACAACCAGTTGCGTGACCAGACCTCCGAATCACTCGGGCAACTTGCTCACCAAAATTTGTCAGCATGGATGATTGACGTCATACGCCATGCAATGAATGGCACGCAGGAGCGGGAATTATCTCTGGCTGAATTATCCTGGTGGGCGGTCTGCAATCAGGTGGCGGATGCACTCCCAGAGTCAGTATTACGTCGTTCTCTGGGGTTACGTGCGGACAAAATCCGCTCAGTGTACCGCGAAAGCGACATTGTACCGGGAGAGCAGAGCGCCACCAGCATACTGAAGCAGCGCACAAAAAATCTTGCGCCGTTGCTTCACACCCACCAGCCACAGAACCCAGCACAGGAAAAGCAGGTGGTCAGCATTGCCGTTGATCCGGAGTCTCCGGAATCTTTCATGAGGCGACCTAAACGTCGCCGTTGGGTAAATGAGAAATATACGCGCTGGGTGAAGACACAGCCGTGTGCGTGTTGTGGTCAACCAGCCGACGATCCCCATCACCTGATTGGTCACGGTCAGGGAGGGATGGGAACAAAGGCCCACGATATTTTCACGCTACCGTTGTGCCGGGAACATCACAACGAACTTCATGCGGATCCGCTGGCGTTCGAAGAAAAGCATGGTTCTCAGGTTGATTTAATTTTTCGTTTTCTTGATCACGCCTTTGCAACCGGCGTGCTTGGGTAAAAGAGGTTACTGATGCGTATAGAGTTTGTTTTGCCTTATCCGCCGACGGTGAATACTTACTGGCGACGTCGTGGCAGCACATATTTTGTATCAAAAGTCGGTGAGTGTTATCGCCGTGATGTGGCACTAATTGTTCGCCAGCAGCGGTTGAAATTAAACCTGTCCGGAAGGCTGGCAATAAAAATTATTGCAGAGCCACCGGATAAGCGCCGCCGCGACCTGGACAATATCCTGAAGGCACCACTGGATGCGCTGACGCATGCCGGACTTCTCATAGACGACGAGCAGTTTGATGAAATCAATATTGTGCGCGGACTGCCTGTTCCTGGTGGTCGGCTGGGGATAAAAATCACAGAACTGGAGTGCGCATGAATAACCAGTATTTACAGTTTGTGCGTGAGCAGCTCATTATCGCTACCGCTGATTTGAGTGGGGCAACAAAAGGTCAGCTTGAAGCCTGGCAGGAGAATGCCATGTTTGATACAGGGCGTTACAGGCGTAAAAAAATCCGGTACCGCGATGAAGTGACTGGAAGAATGATAACGCGGGATAGTCCACCGATACCGGGAAAACAATCACTGGCGAAAGGCTCATCAATTGCTCTGGTAAGTCAGGTTGAGTTTTCGACATCATCATGGCGACGGGCAGTTCTGTCTCTTGAAGAACTTCATAAAGCCTGGTTGTTGTGGTGTTACAGCGGGAGTATTTATTGGGAATATCAGATCGCGATAACACAGTGGGCGTGGAATGAATTTAATGCTCAATCCGGTACCAGAAAAATTGCAGGGAAAACGCAGGAACGCCTGAAAAAATTAATCTGGCTGGCGGCGCAGGCAGTAAAAGCAGAACTTTTTGGTGGGGAAGGTTATGAATACCAGGAGCTGGCATTACTGGCGGGAGTGACAACTAAAAACTGGTCAAAAACATTTACTCGTCACTGGGTTGCAATGAAACACATTTTTCACCGACTGGATAGTGAGGCTTTATTGTTTGTAATGAGAACACGTTCAAAACAAAAGACGGCATTTTCAAAGCAAAGTGTTGCAAAAGTAGATTGAAAGGCATATATTTCATGCAAATCTGATATTTTGCCGATTTTGTACGTGATGGCAAAAGCAAACAAAACCCGCCCACAAGCGGGTTTTTTGTGCCACTTATCTCGGATAGGCATGGTGAATGCGCTGGTGGAGGAGATAAGGGTGATTTTTAATCAGGTGATTTTTGAATGCTTGCAACATTGATTTCGTAACATTATTATCCTGCGCCCGGCCCTTTAGCTCAGTGGTGAGAGCGAGCGACTCATAATCGCCAGGTCGCTGGTTCAAATCCAGCAAGGGCCACCAACCGCCACTAGCCATCAGGAAAGAGCGTCAACCCTTTAAGTTGAGTGTGCGAGGTTCGAGTCCCCGGTGGTGGTCCATTATCAGTATTCTGCGTTGTTAGCTCAGCAGGACAGAGCAATTGCCTTCTAAGCAATCGGTCACTGGTTCGACTCCAGTACAACGCGCCACACTTATTTTCCCGGCTCGCTTTTGCGGGCCTTTTTTGTATCTGCGCCACGCCCGGCGCATATCAACCACAGAGCCTTTCAGGGGGGAGCCATAGGGAACGGTCGGTGTGACTGTCTCTGTGGGCTGATCATTCCTGAGTGCTGGCTCACCCACCCAAAGGAACGTCACGATGTTTGGAATCTTCAAAAAGAAAACCCGCAGAGCGGCAGCGGAAATTAAAAAGTTTGAGAAACGCGATCTGGCACAGGCGGTGATTAACGCTGCATACCTGGTGGCCTATGCAGATGGTGAATGCGAGGCATCTGAGAAAGCGAAGATCGAACAGGTCTTACGTAATCAGCCTGCGTTGTCTGCGTTTACCTCGGAAATTAATGCGATTAGCGCAACTATTATCGGTCAGCTGGATACCAATTTTAAAATTGGTCGTCGTGCCGCGTTACGCGAGATTGAGGATGTGAAACACGATGCGCGTGAAGCGGAAGATGTGCTGGATGTGGCGGTGGCCATTGCGGAGGCAGACGGCGAAATTGAGCCGGAAGAGCGCAAGGTGCTGGAAGAGATTGCCGGTGTTCTGGGTCTTCGTCTGGAGAATCACCTGTGACGGTAAAACTGCGCCTGGCTGTGGCTGCACTCCTGCTGTTTCTGGTGGTGATGGTGGATTTCACCAGCAGAATCATGTCGGTGCTGGCGGATGGGGTGCTGGTCTGCGGCATTGTGGTATTGCTGTGGCCGGTGATAAAAAGAAACAGCCTGTATAATGCTTGATTTTTTTGTTTGCTGTTTATTAAAAACACTTCTGCATGGTGAATCCCCCTGTGCGGAGGGGCGACTGGTGTAGGTAGCATTTATTATGTTGTAGGCAAGCCGACGCGGGTTCAGTGACACCGGCTGAATTCACCGGGAGGCACCCGGCACCATGCTTTGCCACAAAAGTGTTATTTCTGTTTTTCTCAAACTATCATCGTTATTCCTTTATTTCCGGCTGCGCATGGCGCGGCCTTTTTTTTACGACCAGCCACTGGCAGATGGTCATCCTGTGATTTGATTCCGGTTCCGGCTTTTTAACTCTGTTCCTGTACACGGGAGAAATTCGATGTCGATTAAACATTACGATGTTGTCAGGGCGGCGTCGCCGTCAGACCTTGCGGAAAAGCTGACACACAAACTGAAAGAGGCCTGGCAGCCGTTTGGTAGTCCGGTGGACATAACTCCTTATACCCTGATGCAGGCGATTGCAGCAGAAGGTGATGTGGTGGTCAAGTAATACTGGCCACAGTTACCCAGAAACTGAATGGAGTTGCAGGTTCGGCACTCCAGGTCATAAAAGACAGTCTGACACTGAGCCTGAATGCGCTGACGCTGACGGATGTTACAAAAAGTGCAGCGTATGGCGTTGAGATAGAAAGTCTGGTGCTGGAGATGAATGCACCGGCAGCATAATAAAAAAGAGCCAGCGCCCACTCTGAAGGACGCTGGCTAAAAGGCCTTATATGTTTGTAGAGACTTATTTTTCACAGACAGCAATGATGTCTGTCAATATATTATCAATATGCGGATTGTTTCAGTTACAGATGCTTTATTAAAGAAAAAAACAGCCAGCACTGACTTTCGGTGGAGAGGTGCTGGCTCAAAAGGATAGATGGACTTCACATGTTGCTTCTATATGGCGGTACATTTTCTGACAGACAGTGACGGATGTTGTCAAGATATTGTGTCATTTATAACCTGAATCAGGGGAGGCCGGAATGTTATCTGGCATTTTTAGCAGAGCCTGAATGCCATAATCACGGCTCCCGGAGTTGGCCGTCAGTGGGTGACACTGGCGGCTTTTTTGTTTTTCTTTACTTTCATTTTCTGTCGGCGGTGACGGAGACATACATCAGATGGAAAAAATCACAACAGGTGTGTCATACACCACGTCAGCGGTGGGGACGGGATACTGGTTACTGCAGCTGCTGGACAAAGTCTCTCCATCCCAGTGGGTGGCAATAGGTGTATTGGGTAGCCTGCTGTTTGGCCTGCTGACGTATCTGACAAACCTTTATTTCAAGATTAAAGAAGATAAGCGTAAGGCTGCACGGGGAGAGTAATTCAATGACTCAAAACTATGAACTGATTGTGAAAGGGATCCGCAATTTTGAGAATAAAGTTACGGTAACTTTAGCGTTACGGGACAAAAAACGCTTTGACGGTGAAATTTTTGACCTGGACATCTCGCTGGACCGTGTTGAAGGTGCCGCGCTGGAGGTTTATGAGGCTGCAGCCAGAAGGAGCATCAGACAGGTCTTCCTGGATGTTGCTGCCGGGTTATGTGAAGGGGACGAGCTG